TTTGCTGGATGGGTGTAGAGTGGAATGTTGTAATCAGAACAATCACCACCTTTACCTGATTTCTTAAATTTATCTGTAATAACATCATCATCTTTACACATCCACGCTACTGGTTCATTGTTCATTTCTCTTGTGCCTCAATAATTGTTGGAATATCTTTCCATTCATGCCCACCATTAGAGCCTTCAGTCCAAAGAAAAGCACCTTGCAACACTGTTGTTCCATCTAACTTTTGAAAAAGCCTATAGGCACTTGCTTGGGTTGCTTGCAGGCGAGCCGCAGCAACAACAGGATTCATAAAGCCTGTAATCATTTTTCTTGCTCCCTATTAAGAACCATTCTTGTAATTTTTAATTGGTATTTTAAGTCCTCTATTTCAGCTTGTTGCTGACGTAGCATGGTGGTTTCTTGTTCTAAAGCATTTTGTAATTGCCCCAACGCCTCTTTAGCTTGTTCCGACCAGTCATGTGGTTCTTCATGGGTGTTGTGTGTTTCTATTAATCTTTGTATGTTCATTTTTGTTTAACTCCTATTCCATGTGCCACCTCTACTGCACGAATAATGTACATTAGGTTCGGCATACTACAATCTTCACCTTGCCAGCATTGACCATTACCAAGTATGAATTTAATTTCTTGCTCAAGTAAGGGTATCTTTGGTTCTTTCAACGCCTCTATTTCAGCTTGTTGCTGGCGTAGCATAGTGGCGGCATTACCTATAGGCGATGCCCTCCATTCTTCAAGAGAGCAATCATAAGAAATGCTATCCAACTCATCAGCTAGTTCATTTGCGTTCATAGATAGTCCTCCGCTAATGACCATAAGCGTTCGTTCATTTGAATTAACGGCGTGGCTCCAGTGATGCCTCGTGAAGTCATTTGCCGACCCTTGCGAGTGCGATAAGTGATTCCGCCTTTGACTAGGTTCTCTTGAACTCGGTTCAGGACGTTCCAAAGTGCACCGCCTGAATCCTCATCTCGCCTAGAAACTAATAGGTCTCCTGGTTTAATATTTGAACCTACAATTTTGAGGGCTAATTCACTAGCCTCGCATGCAAACTCATATACTGCATAACCCATTAGTATTTTCTTTTGAAACTTTTCAATACGTTTTGCTGCCTCTATTGCGGCGTTGATAACCTTCTTTGACTCCTCAATAACTGACTGCTCAGTCACGTCCACATGGCGCAGCCGAGACCTATAGATATCAGCTGACTTGACGATTAAACCATTCCCGCAAATCAAGCGGAACAGCGCAGCGTCCATGCGTAATGAAGTTGAACCATCGTTAGAATTGACTACTAACACTTCAGGGATTGTGCCGTTAATTTCGTGAGAAAAGTCTTTGTGCCGCAATCTAATAAAATGTTCTACAACACGGGGATCACGGACTCTAGGCTTCATCGAATGTACCTGCGTAACGATGAAGTCATGCTCGGTCATGATGTCCACTACGTCGGTGGTGTGAATGATCTGGTATTTCTGCGAGAGACCCTCGGATTGCAAAGGAGAGACGGCGGCAGCGGGCAATTCAAATGTCATAGTATTTCCTTTATTTAAGCGTTTATAAGGTGAAGCAGTTGAAATTATAGCTCGGATTGCTTCAGGGAGGCAAGGGATATTTTGTGAGGGGAAACCCGTGGCGTGTAAAATGAACTATAATTCAAGGTGCGTGGTTGAGTTCATTTTAGCTTCCTCATCAATACGCCAGCTCCTTCACGAGTCATCCGCTTGGCCACGCAACCAATCGGCTATTGGTGAGGAACCTAAAATGAACTCATTGTTAAACGAACAACAAAAGCGGATCAATTAATGGCTAACAGATTTGGATTTAACCTCGGTGACTACAATACTGAGGAAATTAAAAGTAATGACGGCTTCAAGGATATCGTCCCTGAAAAGATGCGGCATGCTCGGCGATGGTTACTCTGGCGCAGTGAGAAAGATAAAAGTAACAGCAACAAGTCCAGAAAAGTTCCGTATTATGCTGACGGGACATTCCGCCGTGGTACTCTTGACACCCCTGATGATTTAGAACGCCTAGTAACTTATGACAAAGCAGTAGAGATATTAGGTGAAGGTAACTTTACTGGTCTTGGTTTTGCGCTCGGTAAAGATGGTGAGGGATACTGGCAAGGGATTGACCTAGACAATATTACAGAGCACAAGAATGATTCATTAGCGCAAAGCCTACCAGGATACGTAGAAATGAGTCCGAGTGGCAACGGGGTGCATGCCATTGGTTACGGTGAATACTTCCGCGGTAAGAATCGTTCAGGTGAGTTAGGATGGGAATATTACTCCCGTGCTAAGTTTTTTACCTTCACTGGTAACATGTTTAAAGACGGTGAGATTGTTGATCTGAAGCCGTTCATCAAAAGAAAAATAGACAAAGATATATCAGATGAATCCGCAGAGCGCAAAGGTTCTCTGGGACAACTCATTATTGGACCTGAGCAATTAGAAGATATTGAACGCGCATTGCGTTTTATTGACCCAGATTGCCCTCGTGATGAATGGTTGCAGATATGTTTCTCACTTGCGCGCATACCTGATGGTTATAGATTATTTTACGAATGGTCTAAGCGTTCATCAGGTGCAAAGCATTCCGTAGCGAGTGACGCAGACATTGAGGATCAATGGAATGATGTGTATGCAAACTCCCGTGGCGAGATAACACTCGGAACTTTGTATCATTATGCGTCTAGGAATCCTGAATATTCATCAACCGAGGTAGGAGAAAACCTAGTAAAAGAACTAGGAGTAAATAAAAAGAAGGATCAATTTCTTGAGAAGTTCAAACCAGTACCGCTGAGTTATGATTACCTGCCTGAACCTGACTGGGTTATTGACGGATTTATTGGGGAAGGCGTAACCTTTATTGCGGGTGCGGAAGGTAAAGGTAAATCATCCCTATTGCTCCCCCTCGCGTTACAAGTAGCACACCTAACCGAACCAACGGGATTGACGGTAAAACATCGTAGGCGCGTTCTTTACATTACTGAAGACCATGCGCAAGCCGACCGCATTTGTTACGGTATGCGTTCACATTATTCAAAGTTGGGGCGCGATGATTGGGAGTATTGGATAAAGATTATCCCTGCCTTCCGTATGAATGACGATGAAATTAAGTTCACTGCGGAATACGCAAAAGACTTTACGGTGAATATTGACGGACGGGAGATTCCACCGCTTACAGTATTTGATACTGCGTCCGCTACGTTCGTGCTTGAGAATGAAAACGACAATAGCGAAGCCAGCCGCCTGATGAGCGTAATTAACAATGAGTTCTTTTACCGTAACTATATGCCAGTCTGGATTAGTGGGCATACATCAAAGACTTTGAGTAGGACCAGTGCGGTAGAGGAATTGAGTGCGAGGGGCGCGTCGGCTTGGGGCGGTAACGCTACGGGTACAGCCTTTATATTTGAAGACGAGAATATTGAGGGACGCATACTCGCTACAAAAAAGAAAAGATTCAGCGAGACGATTCAGGAAGTGCGAGCCGTATTACGCCACCACACCACGCAATCAAAGAACCGTTATGGGGATATTAACGAGTCATCTCCATACTATTCAGTTGAGTTAGTCAGTTCCAGTAAGAAGGAGCGCGAAGTAGTTAATGCTGAGAATAAAGCGGACGATGCAGCTCGCCGAATAATCAAGTTCATCAACACTCAGATTCAAGACCTAGGACGATGCACTTACGGGGAAATAACAGACTCAAAAGTGGCGGGAGACAAGAGTAATATTCCACATATATTTTTAACCATGATTGACCGCGGAATGGTAGAAAGAATTGTGCCGACTCCTGAACAATGTAAGGAATTTGGTATACATAGAAACGCCAGATTGGTCAGAACCCTTGGTAACTGGGCTTACCATGATTAAACTTAACTTGCCTGAACCTGCCTGCACTTACCTGAACTGCTTCAGGCGAGTTCTAAACCTAATGGGTTATAGTTTTGTTGCTACTTTTGGGTTTTACTTACCTGAAGTAAAAACCACAGCGCAATTACCATTCAGGAACTCCCCTGGAATCGCATTCATGCGTTCCAGTGGTGAGGCATGTATCTGTTGGGTTCTAACTCGCCTGCCTGCCTGTTGTTCTAGAGATCAGGCGAGTACTTTAAATTGGAGAATTAAATAATGGAAATTAGTTTGAGTATTGCTGAGTTGTTTCTACTGGCTTGGGCAATTTCTGCCTCGGCTTTTGCGGTATGGTGTCAGTTTGAGGTCAGGAAGTCCGTAATAATGCTGGTGATGACGACTGGTGTTTTGCGTGACATTGCTGAGGGAAAAGCGCGGGTAGAAATGAAGGATGAACAGATCATTATTGAGCGAATTTTGCCTTTACGTAAAAATGAGGGATAATTCTCAGAAATCAATCGGGTAGGAACTGTATATGGCTACGAAAAATCAAAAGATTGCAGAGAGTATGAAGGGCAATGAAAACGGCGTAAAAAGGGGAGCTTTTGTAGCGCTCCTGCGGAGGAAGCTAGTTCAAGATCCTAAGAAATTAGAACGCATTGCTGAGGCTTTGTTCAAATTAGCGGAGGAAGGAGACATGGCTGCAATCAAGGAGCTAGCCTCCCGCCTAGACGGAACGCCGACTCAAAGTATTGAGATGAGCGGTCCTGACGGAGACCCAATTCAAGTAGAACAAGCAGGTACATTCGCTAAAGAGCTTATGGCAAAAATCCTCGAGGCTAAACAGAAAGAGGCAGACAATTGAGCAATGATAATTATCACCCAGATGGGTTTGTCCCGATGCAGAATGCTTCAGTTGACGGATTTAACACTATGCCGAAGAACAAATTGATAGAGGACATCGCCGCGCTTGAGCGTGGGTTGGCGTTCATGCATGATTTGAAAGAAGAAAAGACAATCAAGACTAAGCCAATGTCGTTCACTGAGGCAGAAGAATTGATTGCCGCGAATCAGGGATTGACTTTTGCTGCAATCCGCGCTGTTGAGCGGTTCCACGGAATATCATGAGCACATGTACTAACTGCGGGGGTTTAATCCCCATTCAAGGTTTGATGACGGGAGTGACGCTTCCGTTTTGCCACTGCGTAAAGCCTGAACGCGCCCGAGACCCGATGCGTCCGATGTCCTTTGCTGATATTCAAGAACTGTTCGGCATACCGCTCTCAACGATTGACGGAGACTACAACGCGGTAAAGGTTCTGGAGTTCGTACGTAAGATTGAGAAGTTCCACGGCATAGGATGAACATTGCTGAGATTGTAAAGCGGGAGTTGTCAAAACCCAACCCGCTAGATGCCCTGCCCGCACCGCACAGAGCAGCGATGCTCAAACGGATGCAGTGGCTCGCTGTGGCAGGTAACCATCAAATAGAACCCGCAGGGGATTGGTGGTCAATCTGGTTGCTACTCGCGGGGCGCGGCGCAGGGAAGACCCGAACCGCAGCTGAGGAGTGCTGGTGGACAGCATGGGATCAGCCGAACATTCGTTACCTCGTCTCCGCGCCCACGTCTGCCGACGTTAGGGATACGTGCTTTGAGGGTGAGTCGGGAATCCTGAACGTCATACCGCATGAGATCATCGCGCCCAACGGTTATAAGTCATCGCTCAACGAGTTGACCCTCATCAACGGCTCGCTCATCAAAGGTATTCCCGCCAGTGAGCCTGGACGCTTCCGTGGTCCGCAGTTTCATCACGGATGGCTGGACGAGTTAGCAGCATGGGACTACCTTGACGAGTCATGGGACATGATTCAGTTCGGTATGCGCCTAGGACAACATCCTAAGTTGATCTGCACGACTACTCCAAAGCCAAAGCCATTGATCGTTGACCTCGTCGCGCGTGACGGTGATGACGTTGCTTACGTGTCAGCCTCTACGTATGACAACATCGATAACCTCGCCCCGACGTTCAAGAAGCAGATCCTCCAATACGAAGGAACAACCCTTGGGCGTCAAGAGCTATACGCCGAGTTGATTGACCCTGAGGAGTCAGGCATCATCAAACGTCAGTGGTTCAAACTCTGGCCAGCTGACCGCCCATTGCCTCAGTTTCAGTACGTGGTGCAAAGCTACGACTGCGCAACGAGCGACAAGACCGCGAACGACCCGACTGCCTGCGTAGTACTCGGCATCTTTAAGCCCAGCCCAGATAAGCCGATGTCCGCCATGGTCATTGATTGCTGGACCGAGCACATGCAGTATCCCGACTTGAGACCGAGAGTCGTTGAGGAGTACGGCTCAATCTACGGAGATGACGACGAGTGGGGTAACGGGAAGAAGGTGGATCTAGTTTTGATCGAGGACAAGTCCGCAGGCATCTCACTCATTCAAGACTTACAACGCGCTGGGCTGCCCGTCCGTGCTTACAATCCTGGACATGCCGACAAGACTCAGCGACTCAACATCGTCTCGCCAATCATTGCTCGTGGATTGGTCTACCTGCCCGAGAGTGAAACAAAGGCGAAGGTGCATAGGACTTGGTGTGATCCACTCGTCAATCAACTCTGCGCATTCCCAGAGGTAAGGCATGATGACCTCGTTGACGCTACGTCGCAGGCTCTGCGCTACTTGAGGGATGCGGGCTTCCTCACTACTGACTACGTACCTGACAACTCAGATATGTACGTTGATGAGACCCAACCGCGCAGAATCAACCCGTATGCCGTTTGATGAGCTATAATTTGCAGAAATCCCTTTAGGTCAATCTCATGGATAATGATCCGTCCTCATCAGTAAACGTCACAGGCATAACTGGCGCCCAGCTCGCAGCCATGCAGCAGGCTGGCTTGCTAGGTGGTCAAAGCGGATTGGGTACTCAAGCCCCTAGCGTTGATGAGATGCAATACGCTACTCAAGTAGCTTCTCCTCAGTATCAAACCAGTTACCCTACTCCCGCGCCCAGCCCTTCGGTTTTGGATTCATTACCGACTCTTGATGAGGCTGCTAATTACCTCGCTAACCTTCCCGCTCAAGCGCAACGCCTGTTGACAAATCCCGCCGCATTCACAGAGATGCTAACGGGTAAGAACCCATTACCGGAGCAAACAGGTTTTGCAGCTTCCGCTACTGGCTTGCCCGCTCAGAACCCGAACTCCTTATTTACTCCTGCGGGTATGGCGTATAACCGAGGTTATGAATCTGGCGAGCCTGTTTCAATCGCGGCGATGGGCGTGCCTGCCCTCGCGCCCGCTGGTCGCATGCTCGGCAATGCTGCTGGTGAGCGTATTATGGCGGGTCAAAGTTTGATCCCAGGAGTTCCCGCTGACCTCGTAAATCCGCAGATCATGTCTGCCGTCAAGAACAAAGGCGGTAACTGGGCGCAGAACTCAGTCAATCGTCTTGACGCCCTAAAATATCCTATTCAAAACGCCGGAAGTAGTAAGTTTGATTTCATTCGTGACAACACCAATCCAGCGAAGGTAGCCGAGCACATTGCTGAACTTGAAAAAGTCGGTTACTCACCTGAGCAGGTCAAAGAAGTCATGAATGAGATTGCAATCAACAAGTGGGTAGACACAAAACTTAAGAACTACACTCGTAATGAGATGGGGACACCGACTGATCCAGTTCTGGCACTACATGAACAAGGCATCAGCCACATACCTGACATTGGCACTCAAGATTTTGAACCGATCTTCTGGCTCAAAGAGCAAAGACAAAAGGCGGGTATGCCTGAGTCAGGATTCGCAAAATCGCCCGAGGCAAAAGACTGGGAGAACCGAGCTGATCAAGCAATCAACAATACTCCCGCGCAATTCATAACTCCTGGTAAAAATAATTATAGCAGTGACCTCGGAGAGCTTGCAGCTCGTAATCCTGATGCCATCGTGCATGAATTGAATACTAATTCCCGTCGCCTCGGGTTTGAGCACTTGACCGATGAACTTAAGAATTCAATCAGTCACAACTCTGACCTACCTGAGCATTTACGCTTGAAGCCCGAAACACTTGACAAGATGACCGTGCCGCATGCCGTCAAGCATGTAGCAAAGATCAATAAGTGGCGAGCAGACCAAATGTCCAAGGCTGCAAAGGATAGTCTCAAAGACTTCCCAATTGTACATGAAAGTGGTAACGGATATAACATTCATGAACTCAAGATGCCAGATGCTCCTTTAGAATTACCCCACGGATTAAAAGTAATTGACGCTGGAGATGGGTTACTTGGAATTGGAACCCAAGATGGTACTGAGATAATGCACTCACCATACGCTAAAACGCCAGAAAATCTTATATATAAATATAACTCAAATTTAGCACGTAATAAGCTAGACAAGGCTCTCAAAAATGAAGGTGAACAAATGGGTCACTGCGTCGGAGGTTATACTGACTCCGTGGCATCGGGTGAGTCCCGCATCTTCTCACTACGTGATGAGAAAGGCGGGGCACATGCCACTGTAGAAGCGACTCCGAGTCGGCAGACGTACAATCCTGCGTTGATTCCTGATGACGTCAAAGCGCAGATTGATAAAAAGGCTCATGACGAAACAGTCAAAGCAGGTTACCCAAAAGACTCTATGGGTTGGCTTCATCATTACACTGGCGTACAGATTCAAGAAGGTGAGAAGTACTTCAAGAATAACCCCATGCTCAACATCGAGCAGATTAAAGGTAAAGGCAACAAAGCAGTCTCCGATAAATATCGCACCTACATCAAAGACTGGCTCAATAAAGAAGCAGATAAAGTTTATAGCGCTAATGACTTAGACAACATCGGCGTCATTGACCTTAAAAATGGCGTAATACGTCCTGAGAATTTAGACCCAAAAATTGTTAAAGCTCTGAATTCAGGTGAGTTAAAGCGGTTTGCCTCTGATGAAGAAATCAAACACATCATGACGCGCCCAGAAAAGCCATTCGCAAAAACTCCTGAGCAAATGCGCAATGAGTTATTCGAGAAGAGCCGAGCTAACGAGGCAGAGCGTAAAGCTAATGAGCCACGCACACTGCAACAACGCATGCGGGATCAAGGTAGGCTACCGCCAGAAGGTCATAAGAACGGTGGACGCATTCAAAAGTTTGCTGAAGGTGGAACTCCTGACCCAATTTATCCTGAAGACATTCAAAAAGGTTTAGATGAAAATCGCATCACAAAAAATCAAGCTGATTATCTTCACAACGCACGATTAAATCCTGTGCCTGAACATTGGGGAGATCACATGTCATATCAAGACAGATATAATGAATCATTAGAACCTAAACCTGAATACGTTGCTCCTACAAATGAAGAAATTCGCGTTCAAGAGTTTTTAAATAAGCAAGACCCAATGCGTCAACCCAAAGTTGATATGAATCGTGAACAATTAAGACAGCATGCTTTTCAAACTGAAAACCCTGCAACCTTCAGAAGTAACCCTGCTAGAGTCGGCAGTGGAGCAGGAGGCGGCGGGGGCGGCTTTGGAGGTGACGGGCTACTCAAAAATGAAATTAGCGCAAAAAATCCAGTTTACAAAAACGGTGGATCAGTTAAAATTCCGTCAATAGACGAAATGCGCCTCACAATACTTAGGAATAAATAATGCCTGAAATGCCAATCGAACAAGAATACGATCGCCACATCGCCCCTTTAAACGGTGAGCCTGCTTCTCAAGATGATGAGGATTCTATATTTGACATTCCAGAAGAAGAGTCCGAGGTAGAAGAGCAGGAAGACGGCTCAGCTATTGTACGCTTGACTACTAAAGGACCAGATGAGTCCCCAGACTTCTATGAGAACCTAGCAGACACTCTTGACTCATGGGACACTGCGAGCTTAGGATTAAAGTATCTTGACTTAATCGAGAAAGATAAAGAAGCTCGCGAGGACAGAGACAAACAGTATGAAGAAGGCTTGCGTAGAACAGGCTTAGGGCATGATGCTCCTGGTGGTGCTCAGTTTCAAGGTGCTAGTAAGGTCGTTCACCCAGTCATGGCGGAGTCCTGTGTTGACTTCTCGGCTCGGGCGATTAAGGAATTATTCCCACCTGACGGACCAGTACGTACAAAGATTATTGGCGAAGCTAGCGAGCAAAAAGTCTCTAAAGCAGAGCGTAAGCGTGATTATATGAATTGGCAACTTACTGAGCAGATTCCTGAGTTTAGAGATGAGGAAGAACAATTAACCTCACAACTCCCACTCGGGGGTAGTCAGTACCTCAAGATGTGGCATGATGCGCAGCAGAAACGCCCACGCGCTGAGTTCGTCCCGATTGATAATATTTATCTTCCGTTCGCCGCTGGTAACTTTTACACTGCCCAACGCGTAACCGAGGTGCAAGACATAACTCAAGAGGAATATGAGTTACGTGTTTCATCTGGTCTTTACATTGACACAGACATCTTCCGTGCCTCTCAAGAGCCAGAAGAAAGCAAAGCTGAAAAAGCAAACAATAAGATTGAAGGTCGTAAGTCTCAAGCTGACAACATTGACGGTATCCGTCGTGTTTACCATATTGCGACATGGTTAGAATTAGAAGCTGATGACTTCTCTAAAGGTGAACGTGCTCCGTACATCATGATGATTGATGAGAACGAGCGTACTGTAGTTGGACTCTATCGAAATTGGGAGGATGGTGATGATACCCTCAGTAAGCTGGACTGGATTATTGAGTTTAAATTCATACCTTGGCGTGGTGCTTATGCTATTGGCTTACCTCATCTTATTGGTGGGTTATCTGCTGCTCTTACTGGTGCATTACGCGCTCTGCTCGACTCCGCGCACATTAACACCGCCCCCACAATGCTCAAACTCAAGGGAGCAAAAATCTCAGGTCAATCAACGACCATAGAGCCTACTCAGGTTTCTGAGATTGAAGGTGCTCCAGGAGTAGATGACATTCGTAAGATTGCAATGCCTGTGCCTTTCAATCAACCTAGTCCTGTTTTGTTCCAATTATTGGGTTGGTTAGATGCCGCTGCAAAAGGTGTAGTCTCCACGAGTGAAGAAAAAATTGCTGACGCAAGTAATACTATGCCTGTCGGTACTGCCCAAGCCCTGATTGAGCAAGGTTCAGTAGTGTTTAGCTCGGTACATGCTAGACTGCACGAATCACAGAAAAAAGTTTTGATGATACTCGCTCGTCTTAACCGCTGGTACATGGATGAGTATTCCAAGAATGACATGGCTCAAGAACTCGGAGTCACTAAAGATGATTTTGAGCGTAACACGGATATCATTCCTGTTTCTGACCCGCATATTTTTGCTGAGTCACAACGCTATGCGCAGATTCAAACCCTCGCAGCTCGTGCTCAGTCTAATCCTGACCTGTACAATCGCTTAGAAGTTGAGAAGCGCATCCTCAAACAGATCAAGATTCCTGACGTCAACGGCGTACTGCCAGATCCACATGAAGTAGAAGATATGAACCCAGCGTTGGAGAACGTATCTATGACGCTCGGTAAGCCTGTCGGCGCATTCCCCGCGCAGGATCACATCGCTCACTTCCTGTCTCATTTGAATTACGCTCAAGACCCAATCTTTGGTTCTAACCCGATTGTCGCACCTACGTTCATCCCTGCATGTCTTGAACATTTGAAGCAGCATTTAACTCTCTGGTACCTCAAGCAGTGCGATGGTTACACTAGCGCGGCACTCGGTAAGCATTTTGACGTTCTCAAAGTGCAACCAATCATGGCTGAGGCGCAGAAACTACTCGCGGCTTCTACTGAGCACGTTCATGCAGACTCTAAACAGCAGCTTTCGGACGTAGCTAATGGTATTCAACAGATGCTTCAGATGCTCAAAGGCTTACAACAGCAACCTCAAATGCCTACCGACCCGAACGTCATGGCGCAGGTCAAGGTTATGGGCGATGCAGCAATGGCGGAAACTCAACGCAAGGCTGCTTACGACAAAGCTGATTTAGAATTGAAAGCGCAAAAGCAGAATCAAGACGCTCAAGAGAAGGAAGCTAGCATCGTAAGCACTCAGCAAATTGAAACTGCTAAGCTAACTAACGACGCAGCGACAATGACTATTGAAAAACAATTCGAAGCTAAGCAAGCCGAAGCCGAACGTGCGCATGAAGCCCAATTAGCGAATCAAGAACACCTGCAAGCTATGCAGCAGGCAGAGCAACAAGCTCAACAAGCAGCAATCCAACAGCAAGCAGTAACTCAACAACCTCAAGGAGAATCAAATGTCTGAAGCAATCAACGCCCATAAGAAAATGGCAATGGGAGTTACCGAAGGTAACGTAATGAAAAAAGGCGGTAAAGTAAAGAAGTACGCTAATGGTGGCGCGGTAGCTGAATCTAAAGTGGCAAACCTGCCAGCTAAAGGTAGCCCGCTCAAACCAAACATGTTGACGGGTAAGCCGCGCATCGCTACAATGAAAAAAGGCGGCGCAGCACGTGGGCGTTAATATCGGAGACTTAATCGGCTTGATAAAGAATCGGCGACTTGAAATCGCCCTTTCTCTTGCTGATGGTGGAGCAATCAATATAGAAAGCTATCATCGTTTAGTTGGTCAGAATATGGGACTTGGTGAAGTCTTGATTATGATCGATCAACTAATGCAAGAATCAGAAAAGGATTTGTAGTACAACCCGCGCCGTATGGCGCTTTTAATAGGAGAGTCGCATGACTTTTGATGTAGAGCAGACGTTAGATGAAGCATTCCCTCAAGTTGATCCCATGATCAAACCTCTAGGGGCACGTATATTAGTTCAATTACGCGCCGTCAAAGAGAAAATGTCCAGTGCTGGAATCCTCCTGCCTGAAGAAACCAAAGAAACTGAAAAGTGGAACACCCAAGTCGGCAAGGTATTAGCCGTGGGACCAATCGCATTTAAAAAACGCGACAGTAATGAAGACTGGCCAGAAGGTGCATGGTGCGAAGTCGGTGATTATGTCCGTGTTATTAAGTGGGGCGGGGACAGATGGGAAGTAGACTACACGGATGAAAATGGTCTAAAGGGTAAAGCACTGTTTACGTTCTTTAATGATCATGAACTAATCGGCAAGATAACGGGAGATCCCCGAGCTATCAAAGCCTTCATTTAAGTTTTGAAAGGAAAACTAGTATGAATCCAACTGATAAGATGGAAGCGCAATTAGCGGTAGAAGAATTACAAGACGGTGGCGCAGCGGTATTGCTACCTGAAGGAGAAGACAATCCGCAAGACGTAAAAGCGGATGATCATCAAAATGATGACGCTAATGATGGCGATAATTCTGCCGATGCTGAAGAACGAGAGAAAATTCGTGAAGCCCGTCGGGAAGAACGTCGTCTAAAGAAGCAACTTCACAGGGAAAAAGCAAAAGAATCCAGCTCTCTGATTAATGCACTAAAAAAGCAGAATGAAGCCCTCGCCAATCGCCTTGCGGCTGTTGAAAAGAAGACTTCAGGAGCAGAATTAGCGCGGATTGATAAAGCGATTGATGACGCAGGAGTTCAAGTAGAGTACGCAAAAATGAAACTTACCGAGGCAGTCGGTCAAAATGACGGTCAAGGCGTAACACGTGCTCAAGAACTGTGGTATGAAGCCAAGCGCAAACTAGAATCCCTAGAAAACGTAAAGGCAAATGCTACTCGTCAGATGACTCAACCCCAGCAGCAGAACATTCAAGTACCTGACCCTATGGTGCAAAAAATGGCAGCTGATTGGATGGAAGATAATCCATGGTACGACCCACACGGTAATAACGAAGAATCCCAAATGGCTCAAATCATTGACAAAAAATTGACAGATGAAGGATATGACCCTTCAACTGAAGATTACTGGGATGAATTAAGTGACCGTATGGCTCGTTACGTTCCTAAACAAAGTCAAGCTGCAAAGCAAACTGCACGTCCACGTTCAGTAATGACTAGTTCAGGCAGGGAGTCTACTGCGACTACAAAATCCAATGAATTCAGGATTAGTCCAGAGCGTGTTGCAGCAATGAAAGAGGCAGGTGCTTGGGATAATCCTGAGGCTCGCCAAAAAATGATCAAGCGTTTTGCTGATTATGACCGTCAACAAAAGAATAGAGGTTAATTATGACTGACAATCGTTTAAAAAAGAATACAACCGCAGGTCGTGAGAGTCGCGGTGGTGATGATACACGTGCTAACCCTGCTGATTCTATGGCATCTTCAGAAGAACGTCGCCGTATGTTCCGTTCTGAGTGGTTTCAAGAAGCGTTACCGACGCTCCCTGAGATTCCTGGATTTCACACATGCTGGCTTTCAACTACTAACCAGTATGACCCAATTCATAAGCGTTTGAGAATGGGTTACACTCCAGTTACTCTGGATGACTTGCCTTCAGGTTACGATCATTTGAAAATCAAGTCTGGTGAGCATGAAGGCTTTATCGCTGTTAATGAAATGCTTGCTTATAAGATTCCTCTTGAGGTTTATCAAGACATTATGCGTGAAATGCACCATGATGCCCCAATGGATGAGCAAACAAAGATCAAAGTTCAACAGGAACAACTCCTCAACGCTAAGGATTCCAACGGAAAACGCCTTGGTCAAATTGAAGGAGATGGTATGGAATTTGACCTCAGCCGTCAAGCTCCATTATTTGAGTAATTGAGTAGATTTTGGGGTAGTTAAAAATAAAATTTTAACTATTCCAAAATTGAGCTATAATTCTTTCAAATTCAAGTTGCTTCACGCAGCTTAGTCTAAATTAGAAGTAGAGGCACCCTTAAAATCGCGCTAAATGTGATTTTGCCAAGTCGGCTTTGAACAAAGCTAAAAACCAAAATCCTATTAACCGCTTTAAGGAGCAAACTATGTCAGCTATTTCCGCTCCATTTGGCTTGCGCCCTGCATTCTTTCCAACAGGCTTGGAACGTGCACAGGCATTAGCAAATGGTATCCCATCGGGCTACGCTTCAAACATTTTGAAGGGTCAACCCGTCGAGTATTACGCAAACAATGGTGTTATTCAGCCTGTAACTTCTACCGAAGCATTCTCTGGTTCATTCCAAGGTGTTGAGTGGACAGATACAACTGGTCGCCGTCGTGTTTCTAACTATTGGCCAGCAAGCACTACCGCTATTGCAGGTAGCATCATCGCTTACTTCTACAACGACCAACAAATCGTTTATGAAATTCAAGCTGATGGCTCTATGGCTCAGACCTCAGTTGGTAATGAGTATAACTTTACCAATCTCACCGCTGGTTCTACAACTACTGGTTTGTCCCAATGTACCCTTGGCTCTGCTTCTGCAGTAGGCTCAGGTAACAATGGCCAAATGCGTGTTGTTGATTTGGCTCCCTATGTTGATAATGCTTGGGGTGATGCGTATACAATCGTTCGTATACAAATCTCTAAACCTCAGTTTATCGCTGTTTCTAACGCTATCTAAAGGAGGACTGAACTATGGCAGCCCCGATGCGCAGTACGGACTTCCGTTCAATAGTTGAGCCAATCCTCAACGAAGCATTTGACGGAGTTTATGATCAACGTGCCGATGAATGGTCCACAGTTTTCCGTGAACAAGCAGGCATTCCACGTAACTACCACGAAGAACCAGTATTGTACGGTTTTGGTGCAGCTCCTCAGTTACCTGATGGCAGCCCAGTAACCTATCAACAAGGTGGTGTGTTATTCTTGCAACGCTATGTTTACCAAGTATTTGGTTTGGCATTCGCTTTGACTAAGGTTTTAGTTGAAGACGGAGACCACATCCGTATTGGTCAAGTATATGCTAAGCACTTAGCCCAGTCACTCGTTGAAACTAAGGAACTCCTCTGTGCGAACATTTTGAACCGCGCGTTCAATAGTTCATACACTGGTGGTGACGGCGTTGCATTGAGTTCTTCTGCTCACCCAATCGTTAACGGCACATTTAGCAACTTGCTAGGTACTGCTGCTAACTTGTCCCAGACTTCACTTGAGCAAATGTTGATTCAGGTTCGTCAAGCCGTTGACAACAACGGTAAGAAGATCCGCCTACAACCATTGAAATTGGTTGTGGCTCCTGGCAACGTGTTCCAAGCCGAAGTGTTGTTGAAGTCAGTGCTACGTACTGGTACAGCAAACAATGACATCAACCCAATCAAATCAATTGGATTGTTGCCAGAAGGTGCTTCAGTAATTAGCCGTTTGACTTCTGCGACTAACTGGTGGGTTCAAACTGATGCCCCAGAAGGTATGAAGTTGATGATGCGTCGTGCTCTTGAGAAAACCATGGAAGGCGATTTCGAAACCGACTCCATGCGTTACAAGGCAACCGAGCGTTATTGGCCAAGCTGGACAGACCCACGTGCTATGTACGGCACACCTGGAGTCTAATGTAATACAGGGGCTGGGTCAAAAGCCTAGCCCCTTTTTCTTAATGTAATATGTCTAAGCTTTTCAAGGAGAAAGACACATGCCACAATTTAGTGATGACCTATTTCTAGGTTCCGCGCCCACCTTTATGGGCACTGCAAAAAATGCAACCGCTTCTGTAGTTACTGGTTCTGTAACTGGTACAGTGTTGACTGTAACCGCGTTGCAATCTGGTGACCCATTGACCGTTGGTCAATATGTTACTGGTACTGGTATTACTTCTGGTTCTTATATTACCTCTTTCGCGACTGGTTCAGGTACAACTGGCACTTACAATTTGAGTGCTTCTTCATCTGCTACTGGTTCTATTACTGTAACTGCTTCTGGTAACTACCTGCTTGGCGATCCAGCTCCAATGTCCCTCGGCGTTGGTCCTCTCGGTCGTATTTATATCTGGGACGTTATTCCTGAAGCTAAACAAGTTGCAAACATTTCTGCAGCTGTTATTTATGCTGCCGCTGGTTCTGCTACTTTAGCAGCTGGTACAAGCACTCAATCTGTAGTACGTACTGACGGTACAACTGTAATCCAATTGGATTGCCCACGTGCCGTAAGCGTAACTACTGGTTCAGGTAGCCCAGCTAGTGCAAACTTCACCGTGTCTGGTTATGACTACTATGGTCAAGCTATGACTGAAGTTATCGCGTCTGGCACTGTTGCTTCTACAACCACTCCTGGTAAAAAAGCATTCTATCAGATTTCTTCTATCTCCGTTAGCGCTGGTACTACCGTTGCTGTGTCAGTAGGTACTACTGATGTACTCGGTTGCCCTATTCGCTTTACTGACGTTGGTTACATCATCAGCGCAGGTTGGGCTAGCGCATTAGCTGAAGATACTGGAACTGCAACTGTTGCTGATATGACTAACCCAGCTACTTCGACTACTGGTGACGTTCGTGGAACTTACACTCCTTCAAGCGCGACTAACGGTGTTCGTCGTTTAGTATGTTCATTGGCTGTACCTGCGATTGCGGTTGGTCCAAACGCTACTCGCCTCGGTGCACTCGGTGTAAACCAAGCCTAATAGGAGATAAAACACCATGGCAACTAGTAAATTTATCCGTGAACCAAAAATGTTCACAACCGAGCCTTCAGTTGATGAAGTTGGCGACGGTATGAAGCGCGGTGGTCATGCTAAAAAGCATGCCAAAGGCGGTCATATTCGTAACGAAGAAGCTGAAATCAAGCGCGTTGAAAAAGAACTCAAGCATCATGAACATGAAAAGGCTTCTAAAGCTCATCATGGTTTAAAAGCTGGTGGTCGCGCTCCAAAGGCTGGTCCGAACGTAATGGGCGGTCTAGCTGGTGGGATTGAAGCTACTCGTCGTGATTCTAAGCGTATGACCGAAGGTGTAGAAGGTCCTGGATACAAAAAAGGCGGTAAGGTTCATCATGTATCTGGTCATCCTGTTGGTTCACATGAGCATCACAAAGCTATGGCTAAGCACCACGCTGCTAAGCACAAAGAAGGTGGTTCTGCGCATCATAAAAAGATGCATGAGCACCACAAAGCTATGTGCTCAGGCGGTAAAATGAAAGACGGTGGCGCGGCTATTGACCGTTTTGAAACCAAAACAACTTTGAAGCCAAAGATTGATATCAAAGACAAAGTGCATCAAGCGAAGCAGGTTAAGTCTTTTAATACCAAAACTGAAGGTCTTGAAGGCAAAGGTTACAGGCACGGTGGCGCTTTGAAGAAATTTGCTAAAGGTGGCTTGGCTACTGCTAAAGAGTATATTTCTAAGATCAATGATGGATCCAAAATACCTACAAAGAAATCAGGCACAGGTTCTATCAAAGAAGGTCCAGCGGGTTATAAACACGGTGGACATGTTGCTCATCACTCCAAAAGCAAACACGAACATGCTGGACACAAATCCATGCATGAACATGCCGCTAAACACCACGCCCACGGTGGACATGTTTCCCACAAGGAACACATGGCGCACGGTGGCAAGGCTCATAAGGCTACTGGTGGTAAAGCTAAGAAGTGTAATTACTAAGATTGCGCGGGGGTTCGCCCCCGCCTTCTTAAATTTTGGAGAATGAGATATGACTGCAACAGTTTCGTCAGCAACCGTTAAAGGTGCGTATGAGCCGTTTAACGTACAAGTTGCTCGTGGTCAGATTTATGGTCACAGCACTGTAAACATTTACGGATATCAATCATCCGTTACCACTACAAAGATTCCTCTTTGGGAAAATGCTACCGCATATACTTTTTCTAGCTCTGCTGCGGCAATGACCATAGCTAGTGCCGCTGGCGCTACGGATGCAGGTGTTAAGATTCTAATTCAAGGTCTTGATGCAAATTACAATTCATTGTCTGAAATAGTGACATTGAATGCGTCTGGAACTTCTACTACAACAGGTTTGTATTTACGTATTAATGCGTTAATTACTACTTCTGGTAATGCGACTGGTATCGTTACTGCAAAGAATAGCGGAACCACTTACGCTCAAATTAACGTAGGATTCGGTCGTAGCTTGATGTCTATTTATACCGTACCTAACGGATTTGACTTTTATTTAGAGCGTGTAAGCGCCAATTCGTCATTTAACGGTAATAATGCTAACTATATCACTTACCAAAATTTGAGCACTTTTAACGGCGTAAATATCGTTAGTCAGAATGCTCCGTTTGTAACTGCTTACAATGTTGATAGGGTTATGCCTCGTAAGTTCTCAGGTAAGACTGACCTTCAGTTTTTATTTGTAACTAGCGCAAGTACTGCTGCAATCAACCTCGGTGTAGAAGGTTACTTAATTCAATCTGATGTAGCTGCTAACGTAACTCCATAATCATGCCATTAATCAAATCAAAATCTAAAGTTGCATTTGGTAAGAATGTTGCTACTGAAATTAAAGCGGGTAAACCGCAGAAACAAGCAGTGGCAATTGCTTACTCAGAGAAACGTGCAGCGAAAAAGACGGGCGGAGTATTAACTACAAAAACTCGTAAATCATTGCCTAAATCTGAATTTGGTTTACCAGGAGAGCGTAAATATCCAATGCCTGATCGCGCTCATGCGGGTAATGCAAAAGCTAGAGCAAGTCAAGAAGTTAAAGCTAGAAAATTGTCTAAATCAAGTGAAGCTAAAATTGATGCTAAGGCGAATAAAATACTTGCTAAAAAGACTGGCGGAAAAGTCAAGAAGATTGCGGGGTGGTAAATGTCCACTTCTGGAACTGTAAGTCAAACAGTCGTATCAGTTCAAGATCTGATTGATCATGGTGCTCGTCGCGCGGGTAAGTTGGCTGAGGAACTCACAGTAGAACAAGTTAGCGCTGCAAAGACTAGTTTATATTACCTCTTGTCTAGCCTCGCTAACTGGGGTATTAACTACTGGGCGATTAACAAAGTGGTCATTGGTTTGATTCCTGATCAAACTTATTACTATTTACCCCTCGGTACTGTTGACGTATTGAACGCTAACTATCGTACAACTAGCAATATCACTACTGGCTCATATAGTACATCTGGCGTTACTGCTAATGCATTTGACGGTACAGGACAAAACGTCTGCCAACTCACCAATAACACTGGCGCTATTGGTATTAATGGCGGCTCTGGTAATCCGCTTTATATTAACACTGTTGGTATTCTCTCTGCGGTAACTGGTTCAGTAACTATTGAGATTCAAGCCTCAAGCGACGGAGTTACATGGGAAACTATTGAAGCTCCTGGAGCTGTAAATTGGGTTTCTGGTCAATGGCTCTATTATGATTTAGAAGCTACGGCTACGCTGCCGTATTGGAGAATTCAGCAGGTTGCTGGTATTGACATGGGCATGCGTCAAGTTCAATTCGGTACAATGCCTGTGGCAATCCCAATGGCACGTATGAACAGGGATGATTACTCAAACCTGCCTAATCGTCAATTTCAAGCGTTACGCCCACTGCAATATTGGTTTAATAGAACTATTAACCAACCTAACATGGAAGTCTGGCCAGTACCTAACTCCATTCAACCTCAGATTGAACTCTGGCTTAATCGCTATATTCAAGACGTAGGTGATTTGAATGGTGAAATTGAGATTCCGCAATACATGCTGTTTGCAATTCAAAATGGATTAGCATGGCAAATGGCTCAAGAATTGCCTCAAGTAGATCCACAGCGTATAATTTACCTTGAACAACAATATGAAAAACATTTATTGATGGCGCAAAATGAAAATAGAGATAAAAGTCCTGTTTACTTTAGCCCGAATATAAGTTATTACACAAAATAAATATGGATTCTTTTGTATATTCTTGGTCAGACCATAAAACCTCTAAAGTATATGTAGGGGTTCATAAAGGTTTTGAAAATGATGGGTATATTTGCTCGTCTGAACCTATGCTTAAAGAATACAAAGAAAAACCTCAGGACTTTACTCGCCAAATAATCGCTAAAGGTTTTTTGAATGATTGCGCTAAGTTAGAACGCCAGATTATCATTCAACTACTTAAAGAAAAAGAAACTTGTTACAATCGTTCAGCATGGCCAATGGTCGCTATAGATGAAGCGATTAGTAATAAAATGAAAAAAGCATGGGTTAACAGAAGAAAAACTTCTTTTTCAGATGAAACTCGTTTAAAAATGAGCCTAGCTGGTAAAGGTGTTCTTAAAACTGAAGAACATAAAGCTAAAATAAAATTAGCACTGTCAGGAAAACCTAAATCTTTTGAACAAATTCAAAAGATGAGAGAAGTAAACTTAGGTAAAACACTTAGCGCGGAAACAAAACGTAAAATATCAGAAGCGCATAAAGGTAGGCGAATGTCAGAAGAGCAAAAAGAAAAGTTAAGGCAGGTTTGGGCTAAAAAGAAAGATTCAAATGCCTAAATGGCTTGATACGTTAGGTAATAATACGCTCAGTATTGCAATATGCGATCGCTGCAAAATGAAGCGTGCGTATTCAGATATTATTCCTGACGGCAATATTCCTGCTTTAAGAGTGTGTCAAAATGGTTGTTCTGACCAGTTTGATCCTTATCGCCTACCTGCACGTCAGCCTGAAAAAATCACAATTCGGTTTCCGCGCCCAGATGCTGACGTTGCACAGTATAATGACGCTATTACGACGGATCCTAACGTCGTAAATTCACCAAACAACGTAACGCAAGGCACTGCTGGTGAATGGGGTATTGCTCCTGAAACCTCAGAGGATGATATTGATGGAAACCTCGATAACCTTGCACCTTAGTAAAGATTAATTATGGCAAACATACGAATCAGTCAGCTACCAACAGCTTCATCAGCAATCACTGGTGCTGAATTAGTACCTATTGTTCAAAATGGTGAGACTGTTCAAGCGACGGTTAATCAATTAGTTTCTAGTCCTTCACAAACTCAAACATTCCTGACAGTAAACAATGAGCCGACCCTGCCTAATAGTCGTTATATCGGAACTGGTCTTGGTCTTGGGTTCACTGATGGCGGTGCTCAAGGTAAGTATTCATTATTTCTGAATGGCACATCTGGTTCACTTGAGAACGCGGGTTACGGCTTAGTTGCAAAAACAGCGGCTGGCACAGTAGCTGCTCGAGTGCTTTCAGTTAGCGGAGCAGGACTCTCAGTAACAAACGGTAACGGTGTGAGTGGTAACCCTACACTTGCCGTTACGGGGCTTCTCTACTCCCTCGCTAACCTCGGTGGCACTGGCTTATTATTTTCAAACGGAAGCACTCTCAGTCCTCTGAGCATTGCTGGAACCACAAATCAGATTAACGTAGCCAGCGGCAACGGAGTTAGTGGTAATCCTACAATTTCATTCGCTAATGATGCGGTGTTTCCTGGTACTGGCGGTATTACTGTACCGAACGGAACTACGTCACAAAGACCTATTGCCCCTAACGCGGGTCAGATTCGTTACAATACTACTCTTTCCGCTTTTGAGTTTTATGAGGGTGGCGTATGGCAAATACTCGGTACTGGTAGCGGAACTGTAACTCAAGTCAACGGTACAGCAAATCAAATTAACGTAGTAAACAATACTACCACTCCAACGGTAAGTATTGTAAACAATCCTACACTTCCTGGTGTGGGCGGCGTAGTCGTACCTATCGGTACTACTGCTCAAAGACCTGGATTAGGTAACGGCACACTGCGTTACAACACTGATACCGCGACCTTTGAAGGTTACGCTAACGGTGCTTGGGGTTCAATTACTACGGGTACTGGTGTTACCTCAGTAGCGACTGGCACTGGTTTAACTGGTGGTCCAATTACTTCTACTGGAACAATCGCAATTGCTAACACTGCCGTCTCCGCTGGTTCATACGGTAGCGCGGGTGCTGTACCGACTTTTACAGTTAATCCTCAGGGTCAATTAACCCTCGCCGCTAACGTAAATATCAGTATTGCACCTAGCCAGATCAACGCTACAATCCCTAATACTGGATTGACAAATAGTTCAGTTACTTATAACGGTGTTACCGTAGCCCTCGGTGCTAGTGGAACGATTACTGCTACCACAACCAGTGCTCTAACAATCGGCACTGGACTGTCTGGCACTAGTTTTAACGGGTCGGCTCCAGTTACTATAGCTATTGCCACCACTGGCGTAACGGCAGGTACATACGGATCTTCATCTGTGGTTCCTGTACTTACTGTCAACACTCAAGGTCAAATCACATCAATCAGCACTCAAGCTAGTAATGCGCCTGCTTATCAAGGCACATGGAACGCTAATACCAATAGTCCTACTTTGACTTCTAGCGTGGGTACGTCTGGTTATTACTACGTTGTAACGACTGCTGGTAACACTACTTTGAACGGCGTATCAGGCTGGAACATTGGTGACTGGGCAATATTCAGTAACGGTGCATGGCAGAAAATTCCTGGCTCAACCACTGAATCATTTACAAATCTAATTACTACTAACCTACAAGTCGGCGGATTGACTGGCTTTGTTTATGCTAACAATACCACTGGATACGCTACCGCAGCTACTACTGCTCAACTTTTGTCATTACTCGGCACAACTCCAGTAGCTAACGGCGGCACAGGTTTGACCAGCTTGACTGCTGGCTCGTTAGTTTACGGAAATGGTACTTCTGCGTATAACACGCTAGCAATTGGTTCAGCCAATCAGATTTTGACCTCTACTGGAACTGCTCCGCAATGGTCTACTTTGAGTGGCGTAGCGGTTACTACGTTCAGTGGTGGTACGACGGGCTTAACACCTTCTACCGCGACTAGCGGAGCTATTACCCTAGCGGGTGTTTTAAACGCGGTTAACGGTGGTACGGGTGAAGCGGGAACTCTAACAGGTATTTTATACGGAAACGGCACTTCAGCCCACACAGTAGCTACAAATGCCCAATTACTTACTCTTCTCGGCACTTTAGGAGTGCCTAACGGCGGTACGGGTCTAACCACTTTAACATCGGGTTACATACCTTACGGTAACGGAACGAGCGCATTTGCGTCAAGTTCAAATTTGCAATTTAGCGGTTCTGCTCTTACTGTAACGGGTAGCGGAACATTCACCACTGGCGTTGGCGGTGGAAATTTTTAATTATATTGATTTGAAGCTATAATTTCACAAAGGATTTAATTATGCCACAAAGCGGATTTACACCCCTACAAATTTACTCTAGCTCGACGACCACGAATGTGCCGACGGCTGGGAATTTGACAAATAGCACTCAAGGTGCAGAGCTAGCAATCAATATTGCTGACGGTAAGCTTTTTTACAAAGATTCTAGCGGAATAGTGCAAGTTATTGGCACTAAAGGTGGTGTAGGCTCGTCTACAACCACTCAAGTCTTATATAACTCTAGTGGCTTAGTAGTAGGTAGCGCAAACCTAACATTTAACGGCACAACACTTACTACAGCTAATGATGCTTCTATATCAGGTCTTACTGTTGGTAAGGGTGGTGGT